GCAGGATAAACACAGCGAGCCGCTGCGATTGCTCGTAACGGCTCTCCCGGTGCTGTGGTTGTGGCCTGCAGGATGCCAAGGCCGTGAATATGACGGTCCCAGTGCTTTCAGGTCACGGCAATTCGCCGTATATTGTCACGTCGTCTGTCGGCAATCCCGTGTCTTCGTCAATCGTCAGTGGCCTCCACCAGCCGCTAATCGCCAGTAATTGTGATCCGTTGTCAAGAACAGTCGACGGCGTCACTGTTGCTGTCAATGCCGCCACACCTGCATTGCGTTGCCACTGCACCACACCATCGTTAAAGTTTTCTTTGGCGATTGTCAGAAACCGTTCTGTGTTCGCGTTGCGGACTTCGATGCATAATGTCAGCCCGAACGGCACAAGGTTGTCTACTGTGGTGTCCGTCGTATTGCCATTTCTGGCCATACAAATCAGCACAGTTCCGCCACGGTAAAACCACGACAACTCTTGATCGTCGATTGCGCCCGCATTGAACACAACCTTGATTGCCTGTGTTGCATCGGACGTGTTGCCCCACATGTCAAACAAGGCAGTGTTTGCATCGGTATCGTCAGCAGTTGTGGGCAGCCAATCGCTGCTGTACCCAGTGCTCCAATTCCCCGAAACCACCGACCCCAGAACAAACCTCCATTCCATCGTATCACCGCGATAACGGGTGCGGTTACCCAGAAAGATCACGGTTCGTGCGTTGTAAGCATGTGCCGCAAAGTTCGCATCACCGGAAGCTTTGAAGGTTGTTTCTCCACCGTACCTTGAATCAATCACTGTAGCGGTCAATGCTGGCGTTGATCCATACAATTGCCCATTGGACCACACGTAATCTGCGTCTGATTTGACTGGTGGTCTGCCGAGCAGGATCAGACGATCTGGATTTAGTTGATTTGGTGTCGCTGGCATTTCCCACAGTTCATTGGTCAGCAGCGACGCAGAATCTTGCAACCCGTAAAAGACATGCTTGTCATTGTCCGCAATGTACGCCTTGTCAATTGTGGAGTGTGCTGTGTCGCCTGTGCCGTTAATGTATTGATCTGTCGGCTCACCGCCTGGCAGTCCACTTCCATCAGTTTCATCCAAAACGAAATAGTTGTACTTGTTGACACTGGACGAAAAGTTTCGCCGCGAATGCGCCCCAATGATCACACCGTTTCGAGCATGCGACACCATGTTACCGCCTGACATAGTACCGCCGATTGCAGCAGTTGTTATTTTGCTGTTCCATATTAGATTGGTATAGACGGTCCAGCCGTCTGCGTCTGTGGTCGGCGCGTACCGTCGCAGCGTATACCAATTCACGCTGCTGATGATTTGATCGATCGTCTGCAATGCGTCTGTGCCGGACGATGTCCAGTAGGGTGGACGTGATGCGTTTTCCCAGTATCCGGTTACCTGGTAATTATCGATGTCGACGATTGCTGCCGCTTGATCTGAGCTGGTGGAAAAATTCACGCCATGCACTGAATGAAATTGATCTGTTGCCGCAGCCCATGTAATTTCAATGTCAACGTTCTTAACAAACAACGGCCCACCAGTGACCGTCACTGACACGACTCCATCGAGTGCAGTCAATGCGGTGTCAATTGTCGCGGCATCGTCTTCATGTGTCAGCGTCGCACTACTTGCGAACCTGCGAAACACAATTTGCAACGGTGAGCCAGTGTTGTCATTCCAGCCCGGACAAATGCGATATTTTTTTACCGTAGCTCGTTTCCACAAATCAAACGTTTGCAGTTGTGGTACGACCGAATCCACAACCACACCACCATTGCTGCAACGATTGTCGGTGGAATAAATCATTCGCGCCGGTGGCGAAAGCGGAAGCCCTCGCCTGACCCATGCATTGGAATTGGTGCGGTCCCACAGCACCTCAAACAATTCGCAATCCGTCGCACCTGCGGTTTCCGTGCCATCGCTCGCGACGATAACACTGTCTACTGCGTACTGTTTGTAATTGCTCGTCGGTGTCGTGCCGCTCGGATATGTAAACGGGCTGTTCGTTGCCAGTGCGGACACCAGCACCGCCTCCACTTCGATCGACGTTCCCGCATTTGGCACGTCCGCTTTTAGTGCCACTGCTGGTGACGATGTGGAAAGCGTCCAAGGCGATGTCGCTTCAATGTCTACCCGGTGCCACGCGTAGCTTGTCGTGAGCGTTGGTGCAGTCGCTGCGGTGTACCATGTGCCGTTGCTGCGGAATTTCACAGCACTGATGCCGGCTGCAGTCGTCGGCATTTCCACGTCAAAATAAATCGTGTCGATGTCCACAACGCCGTCCACAGTCGCCAGCGGCATCGTCAGTTCAACTGCGTAATCTGCCGTCGATGCGTTGGTGAATGTCTCAGTAAATTCTGCGTAACACCAGCCCCACGAACCACCGGCAGGCAACCCAGTCAGCGTGCGACTGTAAAACGTTCCGTTCGACCGCAGCCGAATTCCGCTAATTGTGCCGTCCGTGTTGCTGTCGAATCTGCAGTATATCCAGACCGTGATTTTGACGGGTGCCGCCGTTGTCGTGGCGGTATCCATCTCCCACGTGTTTACGATCGTGTCCGGTGCCAACACCGTAGAAAACGTTGTGAACGTGCCGTTACCAGCAGTCGGCTGCGTTACCACTTCTGCGACTGTTGAATCTACCGGCCTGAGCTGAAAGTTTGTCGTGAGCGTTTTCTTCGCCAGCATCCAGATTGACACTGCTTTGATGACGTTGGTGCCTGCGGTGTAACTGCCGGACACGGTCCATTGCTGTTCATCGTTGTGGTCAGTTGGCCCGACTGCTTGGCAAATTGCGCCGTCCCCTGTGCCAGACGGTGGACTGATAGCGTCGTCAATATTTGCTGCGGTGTTCGTAGTCCAAACCGTGTTCACGGTTGCACTGGGTCTCAAAGTGAGTACACCGAGCCCGCCATCTGTGGCAAAGGTCGCTGTGTCTGAATTCGTCCAGCCGAACGTTTCGCGTTGTCGCAGAATCCTGACGGTATTGTTTGGCGAGCACATGACCGCCAGTGCTTTTTTTTCCCATGCCCACACGCCGGATGATGCTGTGAATGCTTTCACATTCACGTAGTCGAATTCCCGGCAACTACAGCAGACACGGAACGCCATATCGTTTACCTCGATGCCATCGGCCCGCAGTCGCCCATAAACCACCAGTGACCGTCGATTTTTACGGCGAAGCCGAACGTGTCTATTTCATACTCGTCGGTTTCGCTATGGTTCCACACCGTCATTTGCTCAGTGCCCTCAGTGTATTCCTCGTCGTCATTTGACCATGTGCAGCGAGTGGCTAGGCAGCTAGTGGCACCGGTTAAAGCGTGAGTGGCTACACCTAAAGCTGCGTCCAGAATCACGGCACGTGGCGGTGCGTTGCGGGGGCTGTTTTCTTTGTACGCATTTTCCTGCGTATTGATCCCGAGCAGCAGTGCCTCTGCGTCTTCTTTCGCGAATCCGTAGGTGCTTTCGTCGGCCATGTCAGATCCTCAGAAAACTGGCAAAGGCAACTTCTGGATACATGGCAAACTCTAGAACACTTGGCTTTGTGCCAACGGCGACCTTTCCACCAGAGCCGTTCAATCCTCCAAGAATTACGTTTCCATCCGCGTCTTCATACGCTTTCTGCTTCGTGCCATCTTTGTAGACAGTGCCGACGTCTAGTCGCTTGTGTTTCCAGTTACGCTTGTCGTATCGCAACGAATACCGTGTAAGTCTGCGTTTGCGACCGTAGTAAAAACCCACTACTGAGGACATCACAGTGCATAACAATGTTCTAGCGGCTCGGCCTTTAAATGGAACACTGTTTATTACCTCATTACGATCAATGACGGTTTCATCGCTGACTGATGCCGCCTCAAACTGAAAAAACTCCCAAATTGGTATGAAGCGTGCCCGAACCAAACCGTTTTCAAACGGCTGTCCGGCGCTATTAGCTATTGCATCGTCGTTGTAATCTTTCGTCACAATTTCCTGCAGTCGCTCGAATTTGGTTTCGTAAATAGGAACCCATTCCTGCGGATCCTGTGACTCACTTTCCTTCTGCTGTGACTCATCTACCTCGCTGGAAAACGTAGCTGTGACGTCCCAGTATTTCGGCTGGTCCTCGCGTCTTACCGCCGTCACCGCTTTGCACACCGCATTACCGAACGATGAGACCGACACATTCGCAACAGGCAGGCCTGGCGTGGCGAGAACCGTTAGGCGGCTTTCGTTTGCGGAATCGGCCTTGACGAGAAAATGAAACGTCTCGTCGAGAATTGGAATCCCGCCTGACGATCGAATTGCTGACTGTCCCTGGCGTTGTTCGCCGAGAAGCACCGAGGCCATCAGGGCACCTGAATTTCTGTTGCTTTAATACTGAGGTCAAGTTGCGTTGTGCTTGATGCCGTTCCCAGTCGAGTGACGTAGGAACCAGTAGCACGGTCGACGTTTGGCATGATGCCGCCGGCTGTTGGTGACACTAAATACGTTTCGCCTACCACCATCGTTGTACCAACAAAAACGATCGGACCACCGGTAGCCATGATTCCATATCCGTCGGCAACTCCCGGAGTCATCGCGATACCTTCAGCCGCAGCAAGTGCAAGCGATGCATTCGCGTCCGCCGCCACGAACTTACTCGAGCTTTGAGCAAGCGGCTGTCCGACCGATACAGTTCCGCCGTATTGCACAAGGCGAAACTGCGTGTTTGCTGTGGGTCTGACTGCTGTGATGCCGCTGAGATCCGCCATTATCTAATCCTTTTGAATCCGTTTTCTTTTGTTGCGGTCACGAGCTGCGTGAGAATCGTTGTTTGATCTTGTGCAACTTTCACGGCTCGCTGTTGTTCTTTGTAAAGCTGTTCCGCTTTTTTGGCAATTTCCGTTTCGCCCGGTGTTGGCTGGTCCGGCACTGCAGCTACACCGATCTGGCTGTTGACTCTGTCAGCTGCAAATTTAGCGGCCTCTGCAGATCCGATTTCCATTCCTGCGCCCGGGCCTGCGGCGACGTCGGCACGTCGTTGCTGTTGTTTTTGTTCCTGCTGCGTGAAGTAATCCATGGCCGCCTTGCGTGCGTTCTCCAGATCACGCTGGAACTGTTCTTCCGCTTGCTTTTCCGCTCGCTCGCGTTCTTTCTTTTCGTTCTCGATCGCTTTCAGCCGTGCTTTTTCCTGATCCTCGATTCGCTTCTTCTCGTCTTTGGCCGCCTGCTCCTGCTGTTTCTTCTGTTCCTCCAGAGTCTTTCGCTGCGCTGCTGCCGCTTCCTGTGCGGCCTTTTGTTCTGCAGCCGCTACCTGCTTTGCTGCGGCCTGTCGTTTCTGTAGGTCTTTATCGAGGGCACGTGCTTTGGCGTCTTCGGCATCTCGTTCGCGTTGTTCAATTCGGTCGAGCAGTTTGTCAATTTGCGTAATGTCATTCACGCCCGTCGTGGCAGTGTTGAACACATCTCTGACAAACGCCACCATTAACGACAGCCCATCGACGACTCGTTGAATAACACTCACGATGTCATCCAGCACTGGCTTCACTAAATCAAATGCCTCAAACAGCATCAGTCCGAGTGGCGCTAATGCTTGTCCTGCCGCAGCCAGTTTTTGCTCCATGTCGCTGAGTGCGATGTTCATTTTACCGCTTAGAGTTTCCGACAGCCTTTCCGTCATTCCGTAAAACATGCCACCTTCTGATGTGGCGTTTTCAAATGCTGTGCGGACTTCATCTGCTGAAATGCCTCCGGCCTCCATGCGGGCCTTCAGTTCCAGCAGTGTTTCTCCGGTGTCTTTGCTGATTTGCTGCAGCGGATTGAAGCCGGCATTGACCATCTGCAGCAGGTCCTGCCCCATCAAACGCCCGGCAGCCGTAGTCTGCGAAAACGCGAGCGATAGCATTTTGAATCGCTCGTTGTTACCGCCGGTGACGTCGGACAACATCTGCAGATTCTTCTGCACGTCCTGAGCTGCGACGCCGAAACTCATCATGGTCTTTGTGGCTTCGGCTGCGTTTGAAAACGTCACCGGAGACTCTGCCGCAAACTGGCGAATCTGTTCGAACAACTGCCGGCCTTCTTCTGCACTGCCGGTGAGGACTTCAAAGGCTATGGTTGCGTCTTCGACCTGCGTTGCCAGTTGCAGGGATTTGGCTACGGTCTGGAAACCAATGTACGCCGCTGCCATGCCTTTGATGGATGATATCGCTGACGAAGATGACGACTGCGATTGTTTCAGCGTTTCGTTTGATCGCTGCACAGCTCTGCGAAACGTTTCCTGATCGATGGCACCCGATTTCAGCAGAGCACTGTATTCCCGCACACGGCGATTGTGAGCGTCTAATGCTTTTTCAACAGACTGAGTGACCGACCGGCCTCTATCCATCATCGCCTGATGTTCTTTTTCTGCTTTTAACGCACCATCTACGGAGTATTTCCCCTGCTCATGTTTTTTGGCAAGATGCTCAACGGCGTTCGCGTATTGCGCAGACTGCTTTCCCGCCTCACTAAATGCACGATTGAGCAGATCCAGTTCCTGCTTGTATTTCTCGGCCGGTGGCACTGACTGCCGCATGATCGCAGCCACCTTCGTGACCTCGCCTTTAGCGAGATTCGCACCCTCGCTAAAGTTCGATACGTCCATTCCAAGCCGGACGTTTAATGCGGTAATCGTTGTCATGTGAACCCGAATGCTCTCTTTAAGATATCAGACTGTGCTTTCGGATGCGTTATGCCACGAGTTTTTCGTTTCGTCCGTTTCTGCCATCGGAGGGAATCCGACGGCAGAAAATCTACCACGCTCATCGTGTCCATTTTGACGCCTCGCGTAGCTGCCAGAATCGCACTGTTCGCGTGCACTGTCGCTGCGATCGACGCTACCTGTTCCCAGTGCGACCCGAACGGCTCACATTGGTAATACGCCCACCATACTTCAAACACTCGTTCTGGGATTGAGTCCAACCACGCTTCCGGATCGTCTATTCCAAGCTCGAGACAGACTCGGCAAGCGAACCGGAGACGGTGGTTACGACGGACTCCCCCAGCATCTCGGGAGCCTCACTGACTCGCGTGAACTGCTGGCACTCTTCCGACAGTTTTTGGTAGAACCTCAAATCGATCGACCCCAGCGCCTTGAGTTCAGTATCCTTGAATAGCCGCTCGCCCTCGTCGTCAATCCACATACGAGCGACAAGCAACATGATCGCGTCGTTTAAATTCGTCGCGTTCCATTTGCCGTCCTTGTCCACCAGTGACATCTGATATTGAGAAAACTCCAGCGGTGTTGGACGTTGAATCCGAACCGCGTTGCCGTTGATCTCAAGATCTTTTGTCGCTCGCTTTGTGAGCTTGCCTAACGTCGCTCGCGTTAGTGTCATACGTCGTCATCCTCTTGTGGTTGCAGGTCAATATCGACGGGCATCACAACGCCGCCAATGGTCAGTGCTGCCGTTTTGTTGACGGCCTCGATCAGTTCAGCTTTCGTGTTGTCGTCAAAGGTAACGATACACTGCAGCCAGGAATTGGGTTCCTTTGGCAAATACCCAACCTGAATGTCATCGCAAAACACGATCCATTGACCGTGATCTACTGGCGTTCCGTTGGGTGATTCGCCCACGTGATCAATAAGCTTGATATCCATCATGATTCCCGAGTTTGCGCGAGTGATTCGCCAGTCATTTTGAGGGTGAATTCCGAGTCCATCGTTTCATTGTTGGCCATCTGAGGAAACGCCACACGGCTGAAGAATGCTTTGCCGGTGATTGTGCCGCGAGTCACTCCGCTGGTTGCGGTGCTAGCCTGCGGCAGTGTGACCGTCACCGTTGCAACGGTGCCGTCGATTGGCGGAACTCCCAATGCAGCACTGAACCGCACTACTCCGCTGATTTCGTTCGGCACAGCCAAGTCATGCGGGTCCACTCGCATGAAGCCGGTGTCCGACAGCAGCGTTACGTCTCTTTCTCCGAGAGTCCATTCGCCCGGATTGATCGATACGATGTTTCCAGCCCATGCCGTAGTGATGCCCGTAGTCTGTGCACCGCCCAATGTGATCGTTGCAGTGTTTCCAGTTTTAAAACGTGTTCCAGTGGCCATGTTCAGATTGTCTCCTGATATGCGATCATGTAATCAAAAACGGTCAGGTATCGATGTTCCTGTGATCCATCCGTCGGCCGTTCATCCAGTGTCTGAATGCCTCCGGAAATCATCACAGCTTCAATAAACACACCACCCATTGCTCCGGTATACCCCTGCAGATCACTTGTTCTCACGGCCTCTGCGATCAGATTCGCACCCGCTCTGGTGGATGCGAATGCAGTGAACTCAATTCTACTTCTGGCGATTCCTGCCAGTCCGTTGATTAAATGATCGTGAATGGTGCTGATGACTGTGTACGTCAACGCTCCGCCCGTTCGTATTGTGTAGCCCTGTGGCAGCACATCAGGATAAATGCGGCTTGACACCAACGCAGCCACGCCTGTGTTGGCTGCCAGATATCCACGTACTGCGCTGCCGATATCCGCCATCAGTTAGCCGCCTGTTTTGCGGCCGCATCAATTCCCGCTTTCAAACTTGCTTTTACTGCTGATGCTGCCGCAGATTTCGTTTCGTCTGCCGTTCGTTTTACGAACTGATTCACCTTTCGCACTGTCCCAGCATCGCGACCCCATAACACCTTGCGGTTGTGATCTCGCGAAAACAGATTTCCGTGCCCGCCTCCGTCACTGTAGGATGGTCCAACCAATCCTAGACGGCCAACGATTTGCCCGAATTTGCGTTGTGGACGCACGACGGAACGAATCGTGGTTTTCAGTTTTTTTGCACCACTCCATTTCTGTTTTGTTTTTGCTGACTGCTGTCGTCTGCCGTCCTGACTTTCTGGCGTGTTGGCAATCATTGCCGACTCAACCGGACGGCTGCCGGCCTCAATCGCTTTTGTCAGAACCGTTGTTTGCACTTCGTACACCAACTTCTGCAGCGCCTGCACTAACTCATCACCGTTAATCAATTCCATGCCGACCGACACGCCATGCCGTCGGCCGACAGTTTGTTTTCGAGGTCTGGCCATTACAGCACCACCGATTTGCAGTAGAGTTCTCGATACCGATCCATTCCCTGCACTGGCTTCACGTAGACGATGTAGAATCGCTGCCCCTCGAAGTCGATTGCCATTTCTGGCGTGTAGCCGCTCCTGTACCGCACGGTGAAAATAGCACTGATACCAGCCTCCACCTGTCTACCTCTGGCTCCTTCTCCGCCCGTCGTCGGTTCCATCTTTGCCGGTTCATCGGCTAACCATCGATTGACCGTTACCACAGGCTGGCCAGCAGCGTCCTGAGTCGTAGTTTCCACGCTGACGGTGATGCGATGCCGCATTGTCCCGAGCCGGAATTTTCGTTCAGGGCGAAACGTCATGGATAGCTGGCCCTCATTTTTTTGGCGACCAAAGCCTCATACGCTTTTCGTTCTCCGGGTGAGGCAATCATGTCTCTGTCCTCAAACCGATTTGCTAGGCTGAGCTTAATGGCCATGCGATCCAATTCCGGACACGCGGCCGACGTAGTCCCATAACCTGCCGTGTACGTTATTCGCACGGCCTCACTACGATCCTGCAGAATAGGCTTTACAAATGTGTCGAGAAATCGCAGCTCATCGCCATCCAAATAATACTCAGACGAGGAAATAGTCTGTTCCGTACCTGCGGCATCCATGTATTTTACCGACGATATCGCAATCACCGGCCGCACAGTCAACGTGATAACCTCCAGCAGTTTTGGTAGCCGATGCTCGAGCGTTCGTGTAATCAGTGCGATCGACGTGTCGCGTTCCCATTCCTCACGTGCGGCTGCGATGATTGCCACAAGTTCAGTGTCGTGACTATCGTCGCTTGCTCCGATGCTGAGCTGTGCCTTCGCTTCTGCGATCGTTACTGGTTCGCTGGTCGGTGGTGTCACTACTCTGACCGTGTGGCGAATCTCCTGATCCTTGATTCGCGTCGTTCGGCTCTGGTAGTAATCTTGCCACGTTGTTGCGCTGCAGAACATCAAACACACCTCCGCCGATCACATCCAACTGGAACCGTGAACCCATACGATAGCCGCGCCAGTCCTGCATCAACTCGACTTGCATGATTCAATCCATTCGTTCGGGTATGCGTGCACAGCTTCGTATGAGGTAGGGTCCACCATAACAACCATTTCCTCTAAGTGCCCGATTCGCGTTTGCGGATCAAGATAAACGGTGTTGCCGGCTTTTTCCCATTGCTTCCAAAACCAGATATCGTCATCGATTCGCAGATCGCCCCATTCGCCGTGTTCGTCTGGCTGTGACCAGAACCACGGCTTTGGAACGTCCTTCAGTTTTCGCAAATCGATTACCGTCAGGCCGAAATGTGCGGTTGAGACCTGCAACGGCTCGCCAGTCACCTCGACCGATGATTTCCCTTTGATGCTGGCCAGCATCGTCTTATTGCCGCGTCGGATCTGCATTGATGCTAGCGCGTCAATGTGCGGGTTTGCCTCAAGCGTTCCCAGAAGCCGCATGATGTCAGAATCTGTAAATAGAGAATCTCCATCACAAATTACGGCGATATCAACTTCGCGTTCTACGGCCTGCTGCAACATCCGCTGCATGCACTGGCCGTAAAACACACCTTGCGAATCCTGCAGAGGGATCTTTGCGGATACGAATGCCGCATCAATGTGGTCTCGACAGAGCCCGTTGATGTATCGCGGCGATGTCATCATCCCGCACACTTTGATAGATTTTAAGGTCACTCGTTTGCTCCGGGTGTTGTAGGAATGTGTCAGCCAATCGCGACGAAGTCAGCCTGTCCTGTGGTGCCGGATGGGTTCGTGTCCATCACAAGATCAGCAACCGCACTAAGTGCGACAACGCTGTTGGTAGTGTGCGTTCCAGGCGTCGCAAACAAGCGGATATAACGCTTTCGCGTACCGTCCTGATTCACATGAAATTTCGCGACACGTCCGGCTGTGGTCGACAGTGTGACTGACAGCTGCATCGTGGTTGTCGAAATGTCCGTGAAGTCAGTTGTGGTTGTGGTGTCCGATTCCTGAATTTTGACCACAACCGGAGCGGCGTTTGTGTTTGCTGCTGCTGAAGTGGTGAGAATGATCGTCGCGTAATCCGCGTTACGCATATCAACAATGGAGCCAGCAACCGTGGCAGTTGCGGCTGCCGTCTGCGATGACAGTGCAATCACTGCCTGAGTCATTTGATTCGGTTTCATGTTTTTACCTTATGAAAATGATTTCGTTTTGTTGTCAGAAAGACCGGAACGCCAGCGAACCAGCGTTCCGGCCGGGTCCACCCGGAGCGACGAGTGGGTCAGTTATCAGCCCATCTGGATCATCAGCAGCGGACCTGCAGCCGAAGCTGTTCCGCGTTCATGCACGTTGATGTCGAAACGCTCTGTGACTCGCAACGCCAAAGCGTCCTGAGCAAAGTAGAGCGATTCGTCAGCTCGCAGCGTCACACCGCGACGTGTTCCCATGGTGGCAGCCATTGCCAGATCACCGAAGTAGGCAATCTTGGTTCCGGACGATGCCGTCGACGGCAGTGTCTGAATGAACCGCACTGGATAGCCGAGGAACTGCAGCACAGGGCCGCTTCCCAGATCCTGCACGGTGTTTCCACCGGCAGCCATCTGCAGGCGTCCCATAGACGCATGGTAGACGGCTTTGTGGACGTACCATGCTGGCTGAATGCCTGGGAATTCTGGCAGCTTGCCGACCGCTTCTTGGAACGTGCCAATCAGCAAATTGGACAGGGCCGTAACGCCGGTTGCCGTGACGATTGACCCTGCAGCCAGGGCATTCGCCACACCCGTAATGCCGCCAAACGTGCTGGTAGCATCACCGAGAAAACCGCACTGGTCTTCACGGACTGCCAGAGCGTAGGCAAACTCCCGAGCGTAGTAATCCGCGACTGAAATGATTGAATCTTCATTCAGTTCGCTGGAATACTGCGTTAGAGCAGCCAGTTTCTTGGCTTCCAGTCGCACCTGATCCAGTGCGGTGACAGATGTCGTGATCGTGTCATTCTGTCCCACGAAATACGTGGTGAATCCAGACACGCGACGAGGAACAAGCGACACGTCCGAAGTCATTGGCCAGTTCATGGCGTAACGACGGAACATGCCGAATTCTTCTTTCAGGTCGATCAGAGCGTTTTCCAACACTTCCGGGACGAGGTAGCCGCCCTTGCTGTTGTCGTCGCTGCTGTGCTGCATAGATACGCCATGATCCTGCAGCCACATTTTCGACTTCTGATCACCACCGATGGCGGCCATCAAAAATCGGCCGGTCAGATAGGCGTTTGCCTCTGCGTCTGGCCCTTTGAAGTGCTTGACAGTGCCGTGACGCTTCGCAGTCGCGGGGACTTTGACGCGGGGCGGGTCTGCCGTAGCAATTGCCGTGCTGTCGGTTTGGCTGCCGACTTCGAATGAGCCGATCGAGCGAACTCGAGCGGCTAAATTCTGCGACATTCGTGCCGCTCGCTTTTCGTCTGCATACAGTTTCTGCAGAACGCCAGGCTTGTCGTCGGTGCCCTGAATGCGATCGACTTCGGCAGTTTCTTCTGCCGTCAGATCGCGGTTCTCGTCTTTTGCCAGAGCAACAATCGCGTCGACTTTGCCAAGCTCTTCGTCGATCTGCTCACGAATTACTTTGAGATTCCAAATCATTTTCACGGTTCCTTGAGTCGTTGTTATGCCGACTCAGGCCATGAAAAAAGCGGCGCAAAAAGTCGGCGAAATGGTTTCGCTTTGACTTTTCCGGCCGCTAACGAGTTGCTCAGAAAATTCGTGTTCGGTGCAGGATGTCTCCCCCGCGTGATTGTGATTCTAGGCTAATACCGTCGGTTATGTCAATAGGTTTTTGCGACTTAGCACTTACCGCCGCATTGAGGACAAATACCTGGGTTACGGCCACCGGCACAAATCAGCCAGACGATCAGCCATAACCCGCCGGTGAGCAAGCTTAGCAATAAATGCAGTACATGGTTTGCTGTCCGCACATCCGCGACAACTCGCTTGTTGCATTGATTACAATTACGAGCTTCTTTAATCATCGCCATAACGAGTCTCCCAATAAAAAACCCGCTCACGAGTGGTCAGTCTCGTGGCGGGTTTCCCAACACGGCCGGAACCGCATTATTTATTGTTTACCATTTCTGACCAAATGGCTGTGTTGCAATCGTAAGGTTGGCGAGCCAGGTGATCAAGCGTTATCGGCCGAACATCGCTTTTAGTTGCTGAAGTCGTATTTCGCGTGATGCAATCATTGCGGGAGTCCTGCTGCCTGCGTGCGGTTCATGCGTTTGAGCCTTATCAGGCTTTCCACCATACATCGCTTTGGCGAACGCTGGCGCGTCTACGACGATATCACCGACCTCCGTCGCAAATCCGGCAGCGACTGCTTCCGAAGCGGTGTACCATGTTTCCGCGTCGAGGATTTCTTTAACTGCGTTGCGGGTTTTCTTTGTTCGTTCAGTGTAGGCGTCCAGAATGGAATCGCGATATTTATCCAGCACGTCGGCCGTTTTGCGAAGCTCCTCTGCAGATCCCATAGCCATCGTCCATGGATTGTGCACCATCATCATGGCGTTTTTTGCCATGACGACACGATCACCAGCCATGGCAATGTAACTGGCGATGGAGTAGGCCGACGAATCAACTACGACGTCCAAACCACCCTGATGGCGTTTCGCTGCGTTGTAAATCAAACGACCTTCATCAACGCTGCCACCCGGCGATCCTATTCTTAGCGTAACTCTGCGGCCGCTCATTTTAGCCAGATCCGGAAGCACTGTTGCCGCATCAATCATCCCCCACAGAGATGATCCGATAGCGTCATAAAGAAAGATTTCGCCTGTTTCGTGATCAGCCTGGTACATAGTTCGCGACCTTTTCGACAAGAGAGTCATGGACAAAAATAGAATTGACTCGTGTCGTCCCGAGTCGCGTGTAACTGTGCTCGGCTGCGATTGCTTTCAGCGTCGCAGCGTTATCCTGAATTGTGAACCCATCACTTAACTGTTCACCCAATAACCAGCTAGGAACCTTTTGCACGATCTCAGCATTTTCCGGATGACATCGGTCAAAATGCTCGACCATCACAATGTGCGGTGTGCATCTTGCGAGAACCTCGTCCAAAATCATTGAATCGATACTGTCGACGTCAATTACAACCAGCAGCGGAAACGGTGCGAACTCTTTTGCATTGTTTGGCACGAATTCGCCGCGATGTGTCGCTTGTGGGTATCTGACCATCAGCATCCCAAGCGATTTCGGATCCACCTCAAACAACAGGCACTCATTGCCGCTTTTGTAAAACGGGTCGATTGTCAGCGGTAGCGTGTCGCCGTTTCCTGCTCCAATTTCCACACATTGACCATCTATCACGCCGATGGCTGCGGTTATTGCCAGCAAAATACACTGCTCGCCAAATTGCCAGCCACCGGCTTCCTTGCGAAGCCAGTCGAATTCCGGCCTATCCGCTACGAAACCCTGATTCATACTGTCGCTCCAAGTATGTTGTCAGCCAATTCCTCGACACGTTCGCCCCATGCCGCCGTAAGTTCCCCCACAGCGTCCGGCAATGCTTTTACGGCTGTGCGTCCCATCATCTCAATGAGTGCGTCCTGCGATTGTCTGCAGTGCTCAGCGGCCGCATAAGGTGTGCCTCCCAGCTGTTCACACACATCAGATAAGGTGTCCTGCCATTTTGCGTAGAATCGCTCGACAGCGGCCACAGGTGATTTCGTTTTCATCGCAGCCGCTACTCGCTGCTGTTCAATTGCGAGCAGTGGGCGAAGTCGGGAAACAATCGCCATTCGCTGGCGTGCGTCCGGCTCGGAATCATCGTCCGGTTCTGGATTGTCTGGCACATCTTCCGGCTCATCGACTGGTTCCGTCACTGTGATGGCTGGATTTTTGTATTCGTCCCCGCCCTCATACGGATTCATTTCCAGTTTTTCCCGTGCCTCGTTAGGACTCATGACAGTGGCCGCAATCAGTTTCGTCAGGTACTCCGCCTGTTTCAGCGGATCCATTCTCATGAGTGCGTTGGTATTAAATTTGAAATAGTGTGTTTCACTGGTTAACTGACGTTCTGTCAGCAGAGACCGATTGCAGGCCGCTTCGATGTGCACCAGCCAGCGGTTCAGGCAGTTCGTTAGGTAGGCGAGATGCTTTTCAGCAAGGCTGTTGTAAGAAACGCTGGAATCATCGCCGAGAATTTCCTCAAGACAAAACCACATCGCCGCTTCTTGCCGCTGGAACAGCCGCTGCTCAATCCATTGCGAGTCTTTGCCTGACATCGACACCATATTCGCCTTAATGCCTTCGCGTAGCATCGCCGTTTTGCCTGTGTTTTCTGCTCCGTCATGAGCCTCGCGAAACATCGACAGGAACTTTTTGGCTTCCTCCTCGTTGCGGAACATTCCGCCAGGGGCTTCTAGAATCAGCGATCCGCTAAAGCCTTTTTTGGCGAGGTTTCTTACCTGATCTTCAGCAGACAATCCCGCGTCGAGACTGTTACTCATGACTGCAGAAGCATTTAGCCCCGCCAGTCCATTGAAACTGAGACCGTGCACGAAAAACACGTCCTCATCTGGAAACCACACGGTCTGGCTGTCTTCCGTCACGCCTAGTAATTTCGCTAGCGGCTCATGCTTGCATAATACCGTGCCGTGGTATCGCTTACCCTCGTACCATTCACTGCCTGATCGGTCTGGCAATAGTGGATACAAGCCGACTGGCCGAGATCCCTCCCGCACAATCAAGCATCTCCAGTTACCGTACAGCAGCAGGCTCGGCGCACCAAACATCTTCCATTCAGGAGCAGTCTGGTACTCGTTCGGGCGAGTGTGAACCAGTTTATGACCGGGATGAGAACGCTCGACTGTGCTGCCACGCTCGAGCCGTCGATGGCAGTTTATAGGCAACTGCGAAAAGTGCCCGGCAATCTTGTTGACTGCGTACCATACTGGCGCATATTCAATTGCTCTTCGTGGCGTGACCTTAGAGTCGCCAAATTCCGGCGAAACGCCAAAAAAAGCACTCAAACCTGAGCCAATTCGTGTGATAAACCGTCTAAACAGGTCCATATTATGGGCTTTCAAACGATGAATAGAGAACCTGTGGGACGTGATGGAGCTAACATCGCTAAGCGAATCCCCATCAACAAGGCTACCGCAGCGTCTATTTTCTCGCTCGAATTCCGCTTGTCGGGCATCATTTTACCTTGTGCATTGCTGGTTGTCATCATGTTAAGTGCACACCAGCGTAATATGTTGTCGGTCTTGTCGGGAGTGAACCTGTTTTCGCGAATGGCAGCCGATAGTTCTTGCATCGGCTCATGAAATTGGAAGCAGTTTTGAGGCATTTTTATGACCTCCAAACCTGCCTGTGATAGCTCATCACCTAACTGAGCTGCGTTGTATGGGTCATATGCTACGGCACGAATTCCAATTTCGTCGGCGAGTTGCAAAAACACATCCCTGAGCGATGCGACCACGTATCGAACAACCGTCAATTCACCGGTTGCGATCCATCCAGCCCATGGCTGTTTTTTTAGGTCTCGACTCGTTTCGTCGACGATAAATGATTTAGTGAACCCTTCATATCGCCAGATGGTTTTGCCTTCGTCGTCTTCGTCTACAGGAAACCTAGCTACCACACCAAAACTCGCGAGGTCATCACGGCCGCCAAGGTCGATTCCTGCGGTAATTGCGTCCGCGTCACGCCATGAGGACAGACTGTCAGCCATATCATCCCAATCGGCCGGCAGAATAAATCGTTCGTAGGCGGAGACCTTGCGATTGCAGTGGTATCGCGTGAAGCGATTAAGTTCTACCGGTGAGGTTTTCGCTTTTGCTGCTGCTTCTCGAAGCGACTCTAAACCGATCGACACGTCAATATTTGGATTTGCTTTCGGCCACAGCGATTCGTCCAGTGCGTCGTCGTTTTCATCCAGTTCAAATATATATGAAAAATACGACTCGTCGACAAAATCACCACGCACCACACCCGTTGCGTAATTGTAATCCTCCTGCCAAAGCTGACTGGTATCGTCTCCTGCAGTAGTGAAATCACCTATTAACGGCTGAGACCGGTTGCCCGACCCAGTCATCATTGTGTCATAAAATTTACGATGATGTTCACGCCATGCGTGCTTTTCATCCATCAGCACCATGTGAGGATTTAAACCGTCGAAAGGTTTGTCGCTTCCAATGCAGTGAATGTATCCCTTATTGTGACTGAACGTGATCTGCTTATTGATCGGAGTCGACAGGGCTTTTACGTGTTCGGATTGTCCTCGCATCCGTTCGATTTCCGCATACATCACCTTCTGCACCTGTTCTCGTTTTGTGGCACACAACACCACTTCGGCAACATCTTCCGGACGTCCAGTAAACGGGTTCACGTCCGACATCGCGCCGAGTATTGCGATTCCCGAGCCGAGCGTAGATTTTCCGTTCTTGCGTGCCATCGTCCAAAAAAAACGACGGAACCTGCGGGTTCTGTCAGCGCATCGTTTCCACCCGAAAATATTCCAAATCCCGAACAATTGCCAGGGCTCAAGGACGAAGGGCATTCCAGAACACTTGCCGATGGAGTGCTTCAGAATTTGCGGGAAAAAATCACAGCATGCGGTAGCGGCATCGAGCGAAAAATAGTACGGAAACTCACTGCTGTTTTGCCGTTCAAGGTCGTCGAGGTATCGCTGAATTGCAGCACGATGCGACACACAAGACGCAATGCGACCGCTCAACACGTCCTTGACGTATTTGTCAACTGCCTTGTGTGCCTCATGCTTTTTCATCCGCGTCCCATTCGTGCCATAATCTTGGCAAACGGATCCTCTTTTTCGTCATCCAGTTTCAGACTAGTCAGTTTCTGCCGGCTGGCTGGAGTCAAACCCAGCTCTGGCAGAAGTTTATTCATCTGCTCGCGAAACTTATTCATTTCTCCAACGTAGGCGTTTTTTGCAATGAACGTGTTGCCGGCTTTGTCGACTCCTTCAATTGCTAGTCCAGTGTTTGCCACCTGCTCGCGTGCCTCCATCCATTTTGCATAAGCGGTGCAATACGCTATCAGGATTTCTCGCGTGTCCGATGACAACACACCATTCAGTTTCAGGTCAGCACTCAACTCAGCCCACTTCTGCGATTCACGATCGTCAAACCACTCCGGCATCTGTGGAGATTTCCCATCCGCAACCGGAGCGGCCTTGTTCTTGCGTTTCGGATTCTTGCGAAACGCGCCCGTCGCTTCTTTGAGTTCAGCCGCTAACGGCTTTCTGCCCCTTACCATTGTTAAGAACCCCCAATTTTGTGGACACATGCGTGTGCATAAACAGGCTATCAAGGACGACCGATCTCCAACATTATCACCGCCCCCCTCCCCGTTGCCTCGCTAGCTCAATTGATCTATGACATGTCACACACAATGCCATCAGGTTGCTCCATTGCAACCTAAGCCATGGTGCTTCTGTGATGGGCACTATGTGGTGCACTTCCTCGGCAGCAATAGCTTTATCATTCTTCGCACACTCTGTGCACAATGGATTGTCTTTAATGAAACGTTCTCGCAATTGCTGCCAATCCCAGCCATAGCCCGCCTGTGTTGTACCTTGCTTAGATCGTTTCCTACCACGTCCGCACTGTTTGCATTCTTTGTCTCGCAGTGCAAGCACGGAACCACATGCACACAGCCTGAGCGTCATGTGTCTGCCTTCGGTGCTGCTACCACACTGCACACACCCTGCAGATACATGGTCAGCGGTGCTGCTGCATCACGTAGAGCAAACCGCAGTGTTCTTTCTGATGCCGTCACCGCTGATGGATAGGCGAATGTGACCACGTTGCTACCTGTTCCACCAACAGATATGTTCGAATTATTCACCGTTGCAACGTCTGTCCCTGCCATTGTTTCGAAGATTATTTGCAACGTCTTGCCGCTGAGATTAACAGCTGTTGTTCCGTCTGACTGGTATACAGTAATTGCCTGACTGATCGTTTCACCGACCACTGGCAGCAGCGTAACGCCGGCACTCCTGTTTGCCACGATGCCTGTTGCGGGAAGTACCGTCACCGTTGTGTTACCACCGCCTTCAATCCCGTCAATCTGATCACTCAGCGACTTGAGCGTATCGTTATCAGCACCTCGCATCGTTGTGATGGATGCCGCTGTGGCCAGTGTCGACAGCGTCACATCAATGCGGCCTGCGATGGTTGCAGTCCAAACGGCTGTGCTTAATGCAGTTGCTGCGAGTGCTGCGTTGTCGGTTCCACGCATGTCTGTATTCGTTGTGCACGTATCCACCAGCGTGACACGTGGCAGCGTTGCACCGGCTGCAAAGGTTGCTGTGTCGATTGCGTTGTCAGCGATTGCGTTTGCCGTGATCGCATTATTCGCGATCGACGCAACCTTGACCTCTGGAATACCTGCCGCTGCGGTGATGTTTGTTCCGCCGAACTGCGTCACGTTTACCCCGCTGGCCAGTGCAGCCGAATCAGTCCCTCTCATGTATTCCGACTGAATCCCAAACGATCCACGAGGCACAGAGCGACCGTCGATTGATTTGGAATCGACCGTTTTTGCAGTGTTGAATTTGACCTGATAACGTGCTCCGGTAGTCCAAAATCCTGCATCTCCTGTGTCATTGCTGGTATCGATAATCAGCAGATGGCATCCCGTTTCAGAATTAAATGGGCTGGTGACCGTTAGCCCGTTTGTCGTGGCTTTCGCCGTCGCGGAACCGTTCTTGTAGATCGCAAAGTCACTAGTCGTGAACGCAGACGACGGCGCGACCGGAGCACCGGTGCTGGCAAACGTTTCAAAGTAAATTTCAATTGTCGCGTCTTCCGCAAGATTGCGAAACATCAAAGCACCAGCCCCGCGAAAAGAGGATCACTTACACCACTGCCACCGCTCGCTGCAGTCCCGTGTACTGCTACTGACACCAATCGCCCGGACGTATTGGCGGAGTATCGCCACGGGAAGCTATACACCTCATATCCTTCCGTAGCGTTTACCGTTGCCGCCTGCGAATAGGCGGCTACCGTGTTTCCTGAGTCTGAACTATTCCCGAGTGCCACAGTCCATGCAATTGGACCATTGCTTAGCTCAGTAGGCTCAGCAACCGCACCCTGCCCAGAAAACATCGTGATAGCAATTGTGCCCGCAGTTTCAGTTGCGACTGTTGCTGGTGGAAAATACGGCATCGTAGAGGTTACCGTCGTGCTTGCATAAACTACCTCGGACCAGCCAGAAATCCTATAGGCGATACAAGTGCTTGATTCACTGATTGATGTCGTCACCGATACCGTTGTTCCCTCACTGCCTGATGCTGTTTTTGAAAACAGAATACTCTGGTCAGTCGCGGTGATTGTGCTGACTGCGATTGACCAACCCGATGGCGTTGTGATGGTCCCCGTGGTTCCGTCTTTGTTGAACCACAACAGCAGTAAATCACCTGAAGCGATTCCAGCAGGCAGGTTAACTGTGTGCGTTGTTTGATTCGCTGAAAAGTAGGTTACCGCAACGCCCTCGATCACAGGTGCCCCGCTCAGTGTCGGCATCGCATCGTAGGTGATCTCCAGATACGCAACGTCTACGTAGACTTCACCGTCGATTGTTGCCCCGCTGTAAGTCAATTCAAACGCTGGTGCCGAACTGCTGAGCCCGCCATATTCGCCCGTCACTGTGCATGATGCCCAACCCCATGCACCTGAAGATGGTTTGCCTGTTAGCGTTCCAGATCGCCATACGCCGTTGAGCCGGATTCTGACCGCACTAATGTCGCCGTCAGAATTGCTATCAAACTTAAGATATACCCACAGTTTTGCGCTGGTGATTAACCCGGTTGCTGTCGGTGACGCACAACCATACTGCTGAGCGGCAGACGTGTCACCCGAGTAATATGCGTAGTCACTCGTGCCGCCAGCCGTCGGCTGCGTTGTAGCGTCATCAATCAGCGTGTATGGGTTGCTTCCACCCCAGCCGGAATTGAGTGTCGCGTTTGGACGTAGTGGTGAAGTCGTCGGCACTCGTTACGCTCCCCACGCTGTTTCTGCGGCTGCTGCGATTGTTATTGGCGTCGATTCTGCCAATCTCGATTCCGCTTCGGCTGCCTCACGGGCTGCGTTGCATTTCACGATCACGGCTGCGACTGCGGCTTCTTTTTCGGCTGCTGTTTTCTGTGCTGCGTATTCTGCTTCTGTCAGCGTCGCGAACAGCCACCCTCCACCCAAATCAGCGACCGCGTCGAAGTCTGCGAGTGTCGGCATTGTCTGCTGCCCACCAAACGCAATACGCATTGCCCAAAAAGGAGCAGCATGAGCCGGTGATGTGGTGTCAAATGTGACGTTTCGAGGGTTCGTGATGTGTGATAGCCATCGATCCAGTGCGGCAACTGACTCAGTCTGATTGGCTGCGACCAGTGCCGCCTTCATCGCCAGCACGGTCCCCGTCCATTTCTCATCGGTCTGGTTGCTGACGAGTTTTGTGAGCATTCCGCGAAAGTTGAGCAGGAACAACAGTTCTGACAACTGAATCGGACGAGCCGTCAAACCGCAAGCCGTTAACTGAGCGACGATTTCTGCGTCGGTCCCCGTCAGCCCGAGCTGTTGTGCTTTTTCGTATGCGTTCATTTCGACCCCCTCGTCTTCCTCGACCCCGAAACTCAGATACCAGATCGTTTTGATCACGTTGCACAACAAACGGAAAGAGGACTTGATCAATCTACTGCCACCCACCGAGGTTGGCTTAGGTCTAACCCGTGCAACCGTGCTTCCTGCACTGCCGGTGGTTTACTCAACTGCACCTCAATCAGTCCAATTTTCTCTGCGATGTCCAGAATGTTGTTCACCCCGAATATCGACATAATTACGACCAGGACCGCAAACGCGATTTTTGGGTGCTTCATACTGACTCTGATCGTCGCATTGATCCAGTTTTCCTCCTCGGTGCGTGTGGTCAATGTGCTGATATGCTGATTCATCTGTGACAATTGTTCCTGTATTTTTTCACACCGCTGCATTGCCTCGCCGAAGGCACTGGCGGTCCCGTTTTTTAATGGATTCCAATTACACACAGCGAACTCGAAATTTCCGATAGCTGGCTTACGCTGCACAAACAATTGGCCCCATTCGGGCTTCCCGCCTTTTGGGACATATTGCTTAGTGATTAAGTATTCCCGGATTCTACCCGCCTTAAGTTCACCAGCCGCGTCTATGTCGGCCTGCAGATCCGCTCCCTCTGCACTTAGCTTTTGCCAGCCCCCTTTTTTTAGCTCACTGATTGAGGAATACCCGGTCCATTGCAGAAATGCTGCGTTGGCCCAGTAGATTTCACCATCAACACCGGAGATTAAATAACACGACGGCATCTCCTGCAAAATCTCAACCAGAACACTCACAGGTTGTTCATCAATATTCCACATATTCTTTGTCCGGTCTCCAATTGTCTTCGCGATTCAGTTACCGGAACGTTCCTTGCCTGCGGTATTGTCTTGCCGGACTCCGCAGGCTTTTTTTATTTCCACCGTACCCTAGAAGCGGATCACCTCCCCTCTATGGTTCCTGAGTTTGCTCCCAAAGCCAGCGAGCGATTTCAAGAGCTAACGTTTTCCATATCAATGACAGAATCAGCCAACCGATCGGCAGAGCCATTCGCACTGCCTCATCGCGAGTTTTCGGAGGGTTATCCGACAACATCGCACGAAAAAACCGGTCTGCAACATCGTTGACGAGCCTGCGTTTTCGTTCCCGATTCCTTCTATCACGCTCACCCATTGCCATCGCGTGACAGCCAAAATGGCGTTCGGCGTCCTCGGTGATTTGCCGGATTTCTCTGTGCAGGAATGCTGCTGTCATTATTGAAACCTCACAGTCAGGTCCGGCGCACCTGAAAGCAGCAGCGTCACCGATTTAGCCGCCGAGTCGTACTGAATGCCTCGTAAGGCTGCAGTCCATTTCGCACGCCATTTCGTCAGCGTGATTTTGGCCGGTGGTGTCAGCGTGATTGTTTTCGCCGTGTCACTGATGGTGCGAGTCGATGCGGACCACTCGAAAGCAATACCGGCTGTCGCGTTTACGTATCGGCCCGTTTCGAATATTTCGAATACCGCCGCCGTCGCGACGTCCGGTGCATCGATGTCGATATTCAGCAGTGCCCCAAATGGCTGCTGTGCTGCTTCATCACTTAAATGAGCGGTCAGAGCAGCGGCAACGGTGTCAACCGTCACCGCTCCCCCGATCACTTCACACGTCACACACGTGCTTTCATCACGAAACGTTCTGAGCGTGTTAAACCATGTCAGCAACGTCTCATTCGATTTCGCCCCGGGATAGCTTGCCGACTTGTCGTATGGAATCCATCGCGGCACACCGCCCATGCTTGCAGCCGTTTCAGCGTTCACTTTCTCGATCGCGTACAAATCGGAAGGAATCTTTTCCTGCGAAAGAATTCTTTCTTGCGTGATACACCCACCGCACACGAACGAGCCGTCCGACGTGTAGAGCGTTGCCACCGGCCCGGACTGCACAGGACGGCTAAAGGTGATCGACGGCTCAGGAACCGGCTCAATAAAATCAGAACCAGCGGGATCTGGAAGCCCGGAGGCAGGTTGCGGTGTGTCCTCCGGCTCAGGTTCAACCGCTGGTTCTGATTCAGAGGGTTCGTTGAATTTTGTTCGGATGGCCTGCAGTGCAATTGTATTTGGCATAATAGGCTCATCGTCGACAAATACCGATGCGGCGCGAAGTTGTTGCTTTGCTTCTTCAATGCTGGCTTGCTGCGTTGCATCGACGCAGCCAGTCAGCAGGATGATTGCAATGAGATACCGCATATCAGATCCTCAGAGACTTCTTCAGATCCGCCAGAGTGAACTCACGTGGTTTGACGTTCGGCATGTCAGAAACACCGACAAACACAGCCCAGCGACTGCTGAGCATTTGGCTGATTGCAGTTGGAGACCACTCAGCCCAGCCTGTATTGCCCCAGCCTTTGCCCCAACTGTTCATCATCCAGCAATACGGTCTGCCCTGTGAGTCTTTGCGTTCTGAAAGCGAATACAGGCTGATGGCATGCCCGCCACCTTGAGCCCCGCTGTAATTGTTGACCACCGCAGCATCTACGCTAGAATTCCACGTGATGCCCAGATGAACCGCACCTTGCCCGGATCCCAAAAATGTTCGAATGCCGTCGTAGCTTGTGAGCTTGTAGGATTTGCCGATTTTGTAGGTTGCTGCGTCTTTTCGCAGTTCTTCAATCGGTCGTGGCCGCGTCGGTTCGTATCGTCCGGAATACGGCCACAGCTCCTCACGGCAGATACCGAATTCCGTAGCCAGTCGGATACCGCCCTCGATTGTGCTTCCACGGTCTCCGCTGATCTGGTCAAGTCGCTGCGTCTCGTAGTAACCGTAAGCACGGCTTAGTTGCAGGTCTTCATCACGTGTTGCGATGACGTAGCACCATTCGCATGATGAGCTTATTGAATGCCCTTGACAGCTTCCGACTGAGCCCTGATTTTCGACGCGGAGAACTGACCGAGGATCTACGCTGACTTCGTTGTAAGTGCCACGCATCGCAAGCACTGGATCTTCAGCAGGCAATGCTGCGAGGACGTCAAAGCGTTCCAGATCAATACGCCAGCCGCCTGTATGGTATTCGTTCACGGCTTCACCTCCAGTTTCGCAGCCAATTCGCCCTCTGTGTTCGTTGCGATGGCTTCAGCGACTGCGTCCGTATAGCCTCCAAAGTCGTCAGCACGGTTACGGAAACGCTGCTTGTTGAACCATTCACTGGCGAGCCGCCTGCCATCGTCTGTCGCACCGTCAAACGGCTGCTGTGCAAGTTCGCGCAGAACTGCAACCTGAGTCTTTCGGTCAGCGTCGTAGGCATCCTGCAAAACGTCGCTGACAACTGGCTCCGGAGGTTCTGGGTCTGGTGTCGGTGCCGCGTCTCGGTTAAAAAACCAGACGCCAGCAACTACCAGGATAAACA